GACAATTTCACATCCAAAAATCACAACGAATGCGACAATCGGAACAGTTGCTGAAGGCGCATCAACTGCTGCAACTCAGATTGTTTCTAGTTATGTAAATGCTACCGTTGTAAAACTAGCGGGCACTCAGATTTACTCAACAGAGTTGCTTGACAGATCAGATCCAAGCTTTTATTCCGCGATGTATGAAAATTGTTTAAGAGCTTACGCTAAGGCATCTGATGCAGCAGTAATTGCAGAAATTGTTTCCGGTGGAACACAATCAACTGCACAAGCTGCAACAATCGCTGGACTTCAGGCATATGTTGCACAAGCTGCACCAGCCGTTTATGCAGCAAGCGGAGAGACTGCAACTGCATTTATCGCTGGAACATCAGTATGGTCACTCCTAATCGGAAGCCTAGACACAACTGGTCGCAGCATTTTCAATGCAGCTTCACCAATGAACGCTAATGGCCAATCAACACCACGCGGATTGCGCGGCGACATGATGGGCTTAGATCTATGGGTTGACCAAAACATGGTTTCAACCACAATTGATGATGCAGCGTTTATTGTTAATCCAATGAGCATTGCCATATACGAATCCCCTAAGCTGACACTTTCCGTAAATGTGGTCGCGACTGGTGAAATTTCCACAATGCTCTATGGTTATTTTGCGACAAAGACACTTGTTTCCGGTGGTCTGCAACGCTATAACCTAACCTGATAAAACCCTAAGCCGCTTACAGGGCTAGGAGGCCCTGGCCCTGTAAGCCTTATCAAAGAAAGGAATGATGATGGCCGCAACTTATGTGACTATGCAAGAATTACGCGATTCACTGGGAATTGGCACGCTCTATTCAGATGCTACGGTTGAAGAATGTGCTCAGACTGCTGAAGATCTCATCAACTCATTTCTTTGGTTTAACACTGCACCAATTGTTGCAACTGGGCGTTCAGCAAATGTGGCAACGGCAATCATTGCAAACCCTGGTCAATTTGTAGTTGGTCAAGTTGTAACAATTAGCGGTTGCGGTGCAGGATTTAATGGCGCAAAAACAATCACTAGCACAAGCCCTTATCCAACTTCAGTGAGTGCCCCTTATCTTCCAAGCCGTTGGGTGTTCCCGCTTGGATACCAATACATTCAATACGCAAGCACTGGAAGCGATGAATTGATACACCTTGTTCTACCTTATGGAACGATGACTGGCCCTGATCATAAAACTGCTTCTTATGCCAACACCGCAGCAATTCGTTCAGCCTCAATGATATTGGCAACAAACATTTGGCAATCCCGACAAGCTACGCAAAACGGTGGAATGGGCGTTGATGGATATGCCCCTAGCCCATTTAGAATGTCAAACACATTAATGGCATCAATTCGCGGCTTGCTTGCGCCGTACCTGAGCCCAGGCGCAATGGTTGGATGAAAGATGCCACCAGTAGCACTGACAACACTTCGCACAACGATAGCTCAGGCTTTAGCCAATGCCGGTGTGTGGTCAACCTTCAGCTTCCCGCCCCCAGTAATTCTTGCCAACTCAGTGATAGTTGCACCTAGTGACCCTTATTTAGTCCCGTCTAATAATTCACAGGCTTCAATTTCATGCATGGCAAACTTCAAGGTCATCATGACCGTGCCGTATCTTGATAACCAGGGAAATTTGAACGGCATTGAAAGCACAATTGTGGCCGTGTTTAACAAACTAGCTTCATCAACTTTAGTATTCAACATCACCGGTGCTTCAGCTCCTTCAGTGTTGGATGCACCGAGCGGGCCCATGCTCACATCGGATTTTAGTATCACCGTTCTTACCACTTGGTCATAGGAGATAAAATGAGCGACACAAACGCAGAGAATTTGGCTTGGCTTGTCAAAGTCGGTCAGATCAAAGATACAAAGGCTGCGAAGCCAACGACAACAGAAACCGAGGAAAAATAAATGGCTATCTATCTAAATAACAATGTTGGCGTGAAACTCGCAACCGCAGCCGCGCCAACAGTTCCTTCAATTGACATCTCAAGTTATGTGAGTGCAATTACTTTAACGCAAATTGTAGATGAGCTGGAAGTCACAACAATGGGCGATCTTTCTCATCGTGTAGTCGGTGGGCTCCAAAGCGCAACTTTACAAATTGACTTCTTCAATGACTGGGCAGCATCAGCAGTCATGACAACGCTTCAGTCAGCATTTGCAACGACTTTGGCGGTTTCAATGATTACCGTTAAGGGAACCGCAGTAAGTGCAACAAATCCAACATATCAGTTCTCAATCTTTGTCAACAACCTAACCCCAGTGGGTATAGGCGGCGTTGGCGATGAAGCTGCATCCAGCATCTCATTCACAGTAAATACAACAGTCACTGTGTCACCATCAGTGGCATTCTAAGGAGCAAAAAATGGCACGCTTGAAAATCACCAGGGCCTCAGGGGATGTGGTTGTACCAATAACCCCTGTGGTTGAATATGCGTTTGAAAAGTACACCGGCGTAGGAATTCACAAGCAATTTCGTGACCAGGAAAAACAAAGTGATATTTACTGGTTATGTCACAACGCGCTTTCTCGCATTGAGGTGCTCCCACCTTTTGGCGAGGAATTCCTAGCAACTTTGATTTCAGTCGAAGTTATGGATGATGAACCAGTAAAAAAATAGAACGGGCAAGTTTCACCTATCTAGTGGCCTCACTAGCGGTGGAGCTTAAGATAAGCCCTAACGAAGTTTTAGATCTTGACGAAAGAATGTTCAAAGCCGTGCTTCAGGTACTAAACGACAGAGCAAAGGAGAGGGCCCGTGCCACTAAACATCACCGGCGTTGAACCTACTTTGAAGGCAATGCGCAAGTTTGATAGAGACTTGACTAAGCAAATGAACATTGAAATCAAAGCTGCAATGTTAACGATTCGTGATAAAGCGCGTGGGGATGTGCCTCAAGGATTTCCAACATATCTTTCAGGCTGGGAAAAGCGCGGCAAGGTACAGAGCCAAGCCGTATTCAACACCAGTGGCCGCGTGCGCAAGTTTCCTCTTTTCGACACTGCTGAAGTCAAGGCCGGCATTGTGTACCGTCAAGGAAAAAGCATTCAAAATCGTCAGGGCTATCGTGCTCAGTATTATGTGCGCAACAATTCAGCAGCCGGAGCAATTTATGAGACTGCGGGCCGTGTTCAATCCGGTCAACAAGGTAGATCTAACAACCCAAGGGCCGGTGAATTATTCATTGGAGCCATGGGCGGCCTATACGGTAAAGACAAAGAGCGCGGCCGTTTGATATTTAAGGCTTGGGAACAAGACCAAGGCAAGGCAACCTTGGCCGTGACGACTGCCATTGATAAAGCAATCAAGGTGTTCAATGCCACCGGTGGTGCAGGTACTCAATCCGGTTATAGGTTGGCTTCCTGATGCCAAATTTATTAGTCAGCGCAACCACACGGTATGACCCTAAGGGGTTAAACAAAGCCAAGAAGCACATCACAGGGTTTGAAAAAAGCGTCAAAGATTTGGGAAAGATTTTTGCTGGAGTTTTCTCAACGCAAAAAGTGTTGGCATTCGGTAAAGCTTCCGTTCAAGCGTTTATGGAAGATGACAAAGCTGCCAGGGTGTTATCTCGCACGCTTACCAATTTGGGCTTGGCATTTGCTGACCCATCAGTCAAAACTTTTATAGGCGACTTAGAAAAGCAATATGGTGTGCTTGATGATTTTTTGAGGCCGGCCTATCAGAAATTGCTCACCACTACTGGAAATTTAACTAAGTCTCAAGATTTGTTAAAAACTGCCCTTGATCTCAGTGCACAAAGTGGGGAAAGCGTTGTTTCAGTTGCCAGCGACCTTGGCCGTGCATATGCAGGAAACACTAAGGGGCTGCAAAAATATAGTTTAGGTTTAACTAAAGCCCAATTGACTGCTATGTCATTTGAAGAAATCTTGCTTAAGATAACAGAAATTAGCAAGGGCCAAGCTGCCGTTGCTGCAAATACTTATGCGGGAAAATTAGACAAGCTTGAAGTTGCTGCTGCCAATGCCTCAGAAACTATTGGTGGGGCCTTGGTTGATGCATTTGCCACAATCGCCGGAGATGGAAACCTTGACAAAGCAATTGACAAGATTGATTTGCTTGCTCAAGGCATAGCAACTCTTATTTCACCTACACGCATGAAGTCACTTTTTGCCGGAGTTGATTTGAAATATGGCTTGATTCCAGTTAACAAGCCCGCGACTAACTATGGTGCAGCTCAACAAAGCCCTGGTGAGCGTGCTGCTGCGGTGGCATACAATAAAAAATTGGCAGCACAAAAACGAGAAGAATTAGCCATGCTTGCAGCCAAGAACAAGGCTACAAAAGAAGAAGCGCAAATGAAGAAGGATCAGGCCGCTTTAGACGAGCTCAAGAAGAAGTTTGACTTGGAGCGGATTGGCCTCAATGTTGCATTGAATCAAGCTACTGATGAGGAGACAAAGGCACGCATTCGTGCTCAGATTGCCATTCTTGATGAGACTGGCAAAACTGCCCAGGCTGCCAATGATGCCTTGGTTAAGGCTCAGGCCGACAAACTAAAACAAGAAGTGGAAGCAACCACGGCCTTGAATAATCTTGCTACATCTGCGGCAGGTGCGGCAGGTTCGCTCACCAATCTTGCAACTTATTTTGCTACTTTTAAGGGTTCCGCAGCTTCCGCCGTCACTGCCTTGAGCCCAACTGCACAAGCCGCACTTGGTGGATATGTACCATTTGTAGGGGCAACTAACGCATCTTTAGGCATTACTGCCGATGGTACAAATATCACGCCAACGATTCCCTCAACTTCAGGCTTAGGCACTAATGGCACTGGCAATCAATTACCCACCGGAGTCACAATCAATGTGAACACAGGCCCATCAATGGCTGATGAAAATGTCATTGTGGATGCCGTACAAAATGCCATGAACGAAATTGCCCGCCGTGGATATTTAACTACTTATGCAGGGGCGTTGCCAGCATGACCATGCCCGTCATAAATTGTTACATAAATTTTTCGACCGGCCCAAGTTTTGCACAGGCGTTCATTTTAGATCAAGGCATTCTTGGCACTAACATCCTGGCCGATGAAGCTTCAGTCATTGTGGATGTTTCCAATGTGGTTGATTCAATCAGCACCAGGCGCGGCAGAAATGCTCAGGCAGACCAATTTCAAACAGGAACGCTTTCATTGCGCATTGTTGACCAAAACGGCGACTTCAACCCAATGAACATTTCGGGGCCCTATTATCAGCTCCTTACTCCAATGCGTAAAGTGCAAATCACTGCTACATTTCTTGGTGTCACTTATCCCGTCTTTAGTGGTTTCATAACTTCTTACACTACGACAACTCCACAATCTGCCGTTGGGGATGTCGTTTACACGACAATCCAGGCCGTTGATGCCATGCGATTGGTTCAAAATGCTCAGATTTCAACGGTCGCAGGAACAAGCGCGGGTCAATTAACCGGGGCCCGTATAAATAACATTCTTGACCAAATTGGTTGGCCGTTGACAATGCGAGATGTTGACCCCGGCCTGACCACGGTTCAGGCTGATCCCGGCACGGCACGCACCGCACTCCAAGCTTGTCAGACAATTGAAACAACTGAATTCGGTGCATTTTATGTTGATGCGGCCGGCAGTTTTGTTTTCCAAGATAGAAATTTGACGGCATCAAGTGTTGCAGCAACACCCGTTGTGTTCAATGATGATGGAACGCCTATTGATTATTTTAATGCTATGTGGGTGACAAATGACACCCTTGTTTACAATGAGGCCAACATTACTGCCACAGGCTTGGCCACTCAGACTGCCACCGATGCAGCAAGTATTGCCAAGTATTTTTTGCACTCTTACAACCAGCAAAATCTATTGATGCAGACCACGGCCGAAGCCCTTAATTACGCCCAGGCTTATGTTGCTTCAAGAGCTGAGACAAGCGTTCGATGCGATGAAATCCAATTGGATCTATACACGGCCAATTATGATGCAGGGATAATTGCAGCCCTTGACCTTGATTACTTTGACCCGGTGACAATCACAACCAATCAACCAGGGGGAACAACACTAACCAAGACCCTTCAAGTATTTGGCAAGCACATGGAAATCACGCCAAATTCTTGGCGAGTTAAAATGACGACACTTGAACCCATAATTGATGGTTTCATTCTGAATAGCACTTTGTCAGGTATTCTTGACGAGAGTGTTTTGAGTTACTAAGGAGGAGAAATGGCAGCAGGATTAGGCTTTAAGACCTTTACCACGGGCGAGGTGCTTACGGCGGCAGATACTAACGGCTACCTCATGCAAGGGATAAATGTGTTTGCCTCAACGGCAGCGCGTGATGCAGCCATCACTTCACCGCAGGAAGGACAATTTGCATTCACCAAAGACACAAATGGCCTTTGGTATTACGACGGTGCAGCTTGGGTAGCCTCAGGGGCGACCGGTGATATCGAGGGAGTTACCGCAGGTGTAGGTATTAGCGGCGGAGGTACCTCAGGGACCGTAACCGTTACTAACTCAATGGCTACGGCTATCGATGCTAAGGGCGATCTAGTACCCGGCACCGGCGCCGATACTTTTGCACGTTTAGCAGTAGGAGCCAATGGCACCGTATTAACGGCAGACTCGGCCGAGGCAACTGGGTTGAAATGGGCTGCGGCAGCCGGCGGTATGTCTTGGGTGTCAGTTTTAACTCGCACAAATATGGGTTCAGGTACCTCATACACCGCATCAGGTTTAAGTGGTTACAACCAACTGATGATTTTTATTGACCAAGCTGGAAATACGGGAACAACTGGAAAATATACAATCACCTTTAATAGTGACACCTCAGCTAATTATTTCTTTTCGGGTGGAGGTTATACGACTGGTTTTCCAACGGCTATTGGCTCAGGCCAACGCTATTCTCAAGCATCGGCGACAACCTCTATTGATTTTGGCGAGGTTGCACAATCAACAAACTTAGATAATTCTGGTGCAATTCACATTTTGGGAGCAAATACAACTGCTATTAAAACTGGTTTATTACAATCAGGTATGGAGTACACAACTAGCACAACACAAGAAAAGTTTACAAGGCACGTAAACTTTAGGTATCTGGGTACAAGCGTTATTTCATCTGTGACAATAACTGCAACTGCTGGAAACTTTAACAATACGGGATATATGACAATTATAGGAAGCGTAAACTAATGAGCGAAATTATGACAATCACCGATGTTGTAACAGGTGAAACAACTACACGCGAATT